TTAGCCCAAAATATTTTTTGACTCCCCTTTTGACTCCCCCTGAGTACTATTCTTCATAAATGCTACAAAATTATTGATGACTTTTTTGTTTTGAGTTTCAGTTACATGAGTGTAAATATTTGAAGTAGTTTGAATGTCTGCATGCCCTAAACGTTCCTGAACATCTTTTAAAGAAGCTCCTGATTCAAAAAGGAGAGAGGCATGAGTATGTCGAAAACCATGAGTAGTGATTCTTTTAGTTAATTCTGGATGATGCTTATATATGACATTAAGCCACGAACGTGAAACTGTAGGATTATAGAGAAGACCATCATGGTGAAAAATTAAGTTTTCGCTTTGGATTGTAACGATTGCTTTGTTTTTTGTGTAATACTTTCTCAATAAACTAATCAAATCATTGTCCAGATAAATTTTTCTTTTTCCAGATTTTGATTTAGGAGTATTTATGATCAATCTTCCTTGATATCCTCTTGTCACAGTTTTATTGATATTGAGTGTTTTGCTCTTAAAGTCAATATCCGACCAGGTCAGAGCAAAAGCTTCTCCTTTTCTTATACCTGTAAAAGCCAATAGGGAAAAGAATAAATATCTTTCATCATCATCGTTTCTTATTGCTTCTAAAAATTCGATTAATTCTTCTTTAGTATAAAATTCGATATTTTTATCTTCGATATCTAGAGCTTCTCCGCGTGGAACAGAAACTAATTTCATAGGATTGCTAGTTATGATTTGTAAAGAAGCAGCGTAATCAAAAACATTAGATGTGTAATTTTTTATTTTCTTAAAAATTTTAGGATGGCTATCAGACCAAGTGTTTACTGCTTCTTGACAGAAAAAAACGTCTATTTTGTCAATGAACTTATCTCCAAACACTTTTAAGATGTGTGTGTCAAAAATTTGTTTGGTGGAGGACCAAGTGCTTTCTTTAACTGTCTTTTTATAATTTTCAAACCATAAGCCGTAAACATATTCAAATTTCTTACTCTTTTGAGCTGTAGAAGCTTGCAGTCCTTTTTCCTGTATATCTGCCTCCAATCTTTTTAAAGCTCTCTCAGCGGCTAATGGCGTACTAAAACCTCGTCTCGTTGTTTTTCTTTTTTTCCCTGTTAGCGGATCAACTCCTAAGTACAGACTAAACTGATATTTTTCTTCGCCTTTTTTTGTTAAGTGCTTTTTAATTCGTTTATCAATTTCTCGTTTAGCCATCTTTATCTTTCCTTTCGTACGTTCGTTCGGTTGTACAGCGGATTTCGAGATGGTAAAATAGGGTACAACAAATAGACCTACTTTACCGTAGTTCTTGTGATTAAACACGCTCTCTTTGGTCGGTAGGGCGTGTTTTATGAAAATACATATATGAAGTTTATAGGAGGGTCAGTATGTTGTTTAGACGGTACATGAATCAAAAATTTGATAATGAATTAATACTCCTTGAACAAAAAAATAAAAAACGTAGAGCAGAAATAAATCGAGAATTGAGGCAACAAGAGCGCGAATACTCTCAATTTCAAGAGCGAGTTAATGATAGAATGAATAGATTTATTCCTGATCGAAATAAATAGCAATTGGTCGTAAAATTCTATCCCCAGATTCCAACAAATTGAAATTTCCCAAGAGCAATTCACTAAACAATGAGGGTAAAATATTTAAATCTATTGTTTGAAAATCATTTATCTGCCCATCCTTATTAACATTTTCTTTTACATTTGAAATATTAGCTAAAATGCATATATTTCTTTTAGAGTCAGAGATTGCAGATAATTGAGCTTGAGAAATTCTCATGTTATGTCTATTGCAATATGCAAGATATCCTTTGTGTGAAAGTATAACTGAGTTAGGAAATAAAGAATCTCCGAATTCAGATAGAATTCTAAACATACTAAAAATGTCAATAGACTCTTTCGCCTTTTCTAATTCTTTCGATAACTCATTTTTTTGGCTCTTTATTTTTTTGAATTCTTGCCGCTGTTCAGCAGATAGCTGATTTTTTTTCTTGGGTTGATTGTAAATTTTTATTTTTTTATCGTATTCTTTGAGTAACGCTTCAATTCCTTCTATTTCTTCATTTTTATTATTGTTGATTCCAATTGCTTTAAAGAAATTTTCATTTAAACTTTTTTGCATAAATTCAAAATCGTAAAATTTAAATGGGACGTTAATTAGAACAAAGTCACCTTCGGACGAATTTCTTAGAGAATCAATCAACCTTTTTTCTTTCAATTTATTTATTAGCAAATCAATAGCATAATCATCTAGAACGGTTTCAATTAATTCACTTGAATTTTTACTAGATATAGTTGAAAATGTGTCAAATTCAGTTTTAGTCATTTTTCCATTACTATTAATAACGCCTGGAATACCTAGACTTCCTCCTCCTTCTGAAGAAATAGTATCTCCGCCATTTTCTTGATTAGTATTGGCTAAAGCTTCCCCGTTGACTATCTTTTTCAAGATACCTTTATCAATTTGCGCTAAATAAGAATTAGCTAAATTCATGTCTAAATAAATATAATCTTTCATATTTCATTCCTCATTTTTTATGATATTATTTATATGTAGAATCTCAGAAATGAGGTACGAGTCCGTGTTACAGCACGGGCTTTTTTTATTTAAATAAGTCCCAAAAGCTAAACGTAGTCTTTTTATAAACTTTATTGTATGCAGCTTTTTTTGGGTCTGTAATCCATCCAGATCCCTTTTTACCGTAACCAGGTATTACTGCTTTTTTTACTGCTCGTTTAGCTTTTCCAGTCGTTCTTGCGCTAATAGATTTTTTTATACTTGGTTTTCTCATTCCTATTTTCATCTATATCCTCCTTACGTTGTATTATAATTCACAAGAAACGATCGAATTCATCTGGTAATCCAAAGCAGACGAGCTTTTCATATTTTGTCATATGATCAAAGCCGTCTAAAGTTGGATCAATAGTCAGATGAGTTGCGAAATAATTTGCTTCTTTTTCAATTTTTAATTCAGATACTAGCGTTTTTTTAGACAACATAGGTGTGTTTTCATTCGGATGCAAAACACAGTGGCCTAATTCATGACTACAAGTTATCCATTTTCCCATCTCATCTAAACTAGAATTTATGTGGATCATTTTTATCTGTTTGAATTTACTATAGTAACCATAAATTTCTCCCAAATCTTCTTCTAAAACTAGTATCTTCAATTCTCGTGCAATTCTAAAAGGATTGCGTGTTTGATATAGTTTTACCAGCTTATTAATTTTGTTATCAATTTGAGGTAAATACATAAACAACGTACTCCTTTTAATCGCGATATTTTTTAGGTGTGTATTTTTTCTTAGCTTCTATTTTAGCTATTCGCAAAGCATTCTCTAAAGAAATAATGAGAGCTTCACGTGTCGCTTCACTCATTTCATTATCTTTCTTCGAAAAAGCCATTCCATCAGCATTAGATAAATCGTCGATTAATGACTGCAATTCTTTTTGGATATCACGCTCGTCTTTTTCTGTTAAATCATAGTATCTTTTTTTCTCAGTACGTCCTAGTAAGTAATCAACAGATACATCGAAATAGTTTGCAACTAATTGCACTTTATCAATACCAGGGGTATTTTTTCTCCAACGGTTGATAACCCCATTACCGAATCCAAGTGCTTCTTCTAATTGTCTTATAGATATCCTTTTTTCATTGGCAAGCATTTTTATTTTTTCGTATAAATCCACTTGTATCAACCTTTCTGTTAAATACAAGGTTTTGATATACAAAAATTCTACAAAAATAATTGACAATGTAGTAAATTTGTATATAATAATCCTTGTAAGATAAATGGTAAGTAAAAAAAGCTAATCAAAAACATACTTCCTAGCATTAAGTTTGGCGACCGAGTGCAGTAAGAAGCTTTGTTATAGGCTTATTTAACTATGTTTCGATTGTAGAATATTTGTATAAATATGTCAATGTTTTTATACAGAAAAACTTACTATTTATCTTACTAAAATATATTAGTGAGGTGAAAAAGATGCCTGATGCAAATGTTGGTAGAGAAAAAGTTCTTCGATATCTAGAAGAAAACAATATTCAAAAAATTGATCTAGCTGTTTTGTACGGTATACCTAAGCAAGATATTGGTAATTATCTGGAAGGAAAATTGGTTGATACTCCAAAAGCAAAACAGCTGCTCGTTAAAATTATTGCGGATTTCAAAATACGATAGGAGGCAAGTCATGAATATTCTAAGCGAAGAGTTTCTGACTCGTTTGAGAATTGCAATTGTTGAAGTTGTGAAGGACGCACTTAATCAGCTTTCAAAAAAGAATCTTTCAGAAACACGATATTTGAAAAAAATCGAAGCTAGAAAGTATGTGGGAGGTGTAAATGATCAGGGCTTTGAGAAGTTAGTAGCTCACGGTTTAAAAGAAATTCGTATAGATGGCTTTTTAAGGTATGACAAAAAAGACATCGATGAACTGATGTCTAAATACAAAATTTAAAAGGAGGTCACTCATGACAGAAATCACAATCACAGATGGACATATGTCTCATACCGTTAAGACAAAAGAAGAGGTACAACGTATTATTGATCGATATTTTTCAGAAGGGAAGGAGCATGTACACATGATGGAATTTAGAAAACCAATTAAGCGACGTAGAAGCAATAAAATATTTCTCGCATCGCTGGCTGAACACAAAAAACCTGTATACAAAATACGACAATTACAAGCACTTTGCTATATCAGCTTAGTTCTAAATGTCATTTTATTGTCTGTCGTTTTTGCCATTTTATAGAAAGTGATGATTTGATGCACGAATCAAAAAAAGACACGATCGCCGGCAAGCAAAATCGTGTCCTGAAAAATAATAATCACAAGGAGAGTTTATCACAATGAATGAAAAAATTAAAACATTGGTTAAAGAATTGCAACAGGAATGTAGAAAAGAAGGGGTTACCGCTATTTGTACTCTTCAAAAAGAAGGACATGTTATCAACATGCTTGTCGGTGACGCAACGGATGTGGCCTTTTGTTTGGCAGTACAAGAGAAAGAGCTTGATGAAAATCTACCATTGCCATCCAAAATTTTAAGAGCGGTCGGAAGTGTAGCACTAGAAAAAACAAAAAATAAAGGCAAGTCAGATCATACATTTGTTATTGATGATTTAAATGATTTACCAGATATTTTTGAACGAATCCTAAGAGGTGAAATATAGATGATAAACATCACTGGATTAGGCGATGAAATATTCGAAGTAATGATGAATAAAGCGCAACAAGACATCCAAGAAAAAATTCTAACCGCAGCAAGCTATGGACAAACGAGCTGCACTGTTCGTTCAAAAGGATTTACGCCATCATTTCTAGCAGCACTAGAAAGCGAAGGCGTTTCAAATATCCAACGTGAAGATGGAAGTGTCGAATTATTTTGGGAATTTTAGGAGGCAAATAATGAGTGTAAAGGATGTAGCTAAAAAGCAAATTTTAAAAATGGAGCATATCATTGATCAAATCAGCGAGGCGGAAGATTTACTTGTTAGTTTGAAATCTCCATCGTTAGACAGTCGTAATGAGCTAATGAATGATGTTGAAATTAAGGTTCCAACGCAATTTCCAGGAAGAGACTTTTTTCAAGGTGAAGTGCAAAGCAGATGGCATGGAGTTCGACTTGAAACTGATCTCGGCATCACGGACGTTCAAGAAAGTATTCGTGATCTTGTAACTAAATCAGTTGAGAAACGCATTGAAGCGCTCGAACGCGAGCTGAGAGAAACGATTTATTATCGCGGTGATCACGATGAAAGACTTTGATTCTCTAGGTGCCAGACAGCAACTACCAAATGAAGTTAGTCCTGTTGGAGTTGATTGGCAAGAAAATCCGTTATATCCAGGTGATACTTGCTATCTAACAGAAGAAGGTTATGTACCGGTAGACGCAATTCTAGAGTATGTCCAGCAACATTATCCAAAGATTGAATTAGGAGGAATTTAGGAATGGCAAATGATTTAATACAAACAACACAACGTTCATTAGACGAGCAGGTGATTAGTAATCTTGGTCGGTTACAAGAACAAGGCTTAGAAATGCCACCAGGATATAGTCCACAGAATGCGTTAAAGAGTGCTTTTTTCGAACTTACTAACAATACAGGCGGAAATTTGCTACAGATGGCTGCAAACAATCAAGAAATGAAAACCTCCATTTCTAATGCACTTTTAGACATGGTTATTCAAGGGTTATCTCCAGCAAAAAAACAATGCTATTTCATTAAATACGGAAACAAGGTTCAGCTAATGCGTTCATATTTTGGAACAATGGCGGTCCTTGATCGTGTAACTGGAGGGGCAGATATTACGCCTGTAGTCGTTCGACAAGGTGATGAGTTTGAAGTTGCAATGGATGGACCAAACATGGTTGTCCAAAAGCATGAAACAAAATTCGAGAATTTAGACAATGAAATCATTGCTGCTTATGTAGTTATCAAGTTAGCAAATGGTAAAGAGATCACAACAGTCATGACGAAAAAGCAAATTGACCAAAGCTGGGCGAAGTCAAAAATGAAGGGTTCTGGACCGCAAAAGGAATTTCCAGAAGAAATGGCTAAACGGACAGTGATTAATCGTGCAGCTAAAGCATTAATCAACACAAGCAACGATAACGATTTGTTAGTTCAAGCTGCAAAAGATACGTTAGAAAACGAATTTGACAATGATCGGAAAGATGTAACACCACAAACAGAAAAAGTGGCTACTCTCGAACAAAAATTCTTTTCAAACAAAAAGATTAATGAACCAATACAAAAAGAACCAGATCCGATTGTGATTCCAGATGATATCCAAGATGAAGTAACTCGAGTTGCTGATGTACCTGACCATCCAGAAATAGAGCAAGCGCATTTAATCGAAAATGATGATACCAATTCGATTCAAGAAGAATTGATAGATATTCCAGACTTTGGACGCGAGGAAGGTGTAGAAGATGTCTCAGAACTTGAAGACGACGAGTACCCTTTCTGATGAGAATTACTACTCCAATGAAGCTGACTGGCAGTACATGTCAACATCACAATATAAGTCCTTTTTAAAATGTGAAGCCGCTACGTTGGCAAAGTTGAAAGGCGATTGGGCACCAACGTCGGATCCCAAAGCTTTACTCGTAGGAAACTACGTACATTCTTATTTTGAATCAAAAGAAGTACATGAAGCGTTTAAAGAAGAAAATAAATCCAAAATGTTTTCTAGTCGGAAGCCCTATGGATTGTTGAAAGATTTCCAAATTGCTGAACAAATGATTGAACGACTTAAACAAGAAGAAGTGTTCATGAACATCTATCAAGGTGAGAAAGAAACGATTGTGACTGGGGAACTATTTGGAACGACATGGAAAGGCAAGATTGATTGCTTGAATGTTGAGGATGAGTATTTTGTTGACATCAAAACAACAAAAGACATGCACGAGCGGAAATGGAACGAGAACTACGGAACAAGAGAAACGTTCATTGTCAATTTTGGTTATGTGCTTCAAATGGCGATTTATCAAGAATTACTTTTCCAACAATACGGAAAAAGTTTTATGCCGATCATCGCTGCAGTGTCCAAGCAGACACCAAGTGAAGCAAGACTGATCACGATTGACCAGGACAATATGGATTATGAGCTGGTTATGTTAAAAGAAAAAATCGAAAGAATTGTCAGAGTGAAGAATGGCGAAGAGAAGCCGAACCATTGCGGTTTATGCGAGTACTGTAGGGGTAATCTTCCAATAACTGGATTCACTAGCATGGACGATTTATAGAACGGTGGTGATTATATGGCTGAAGGATGGGTCAAGCTTCACCGTTCTATAACTGAAAATTGGATATGGGATAATCCGCAATATCTAAAGTGGTGGCTTGATTTAATTCTAATGGCCAACCACAAAGAAAAGAAAATTCTTTTTAATGGTTCATTTAAAAAAGTTGATGTTGGGCAAAGAATTACTTCAGAACAAAAATTGGCTGAACGTTGGGGAGTAAGCAGAAATACTGTCAGAAAATTTTTAAGTCTACTTGTTGAAGATGACATGATAAGCATTGAAAAAAGCAGGAAAAATGGAACAACGTATAAAGTCAATAACTACGCCATTTATCAAGGATTTTCGGAAGAAAAAAAACAACAGACTGAACAACGAGCTGAACATCAAAAGGACAACGAACTGAACATAAACAAGAATGAAAAGAATGAGAAGAATGAAAAGAATAATAATTATGTCGCAACACGCAAAAAACGCGTGTACGCAGATGACGATCCAAATAAAAAATTGGCCATTCTTTTATTAAAACTCATTCGAAAAAATCAAAACATCAAAGAACCTGATTTGGATAAATGGGCGAATACGATTCGTTTAACAATTGAATCTGACAAACGAACTGGCAGAGAAGTTCAAGACATGATTGTGTGGGCCACTAGTAATGATTTCTGGTCAGGCGTGATTTTGTCACCGACTAGCTTAAGAAAGCATTTCGATAAGATGGCTATCCAAAAAAATAAAAGAAAGCAACAAAATATTTCTAATGATGAGTTACCAGAAACAGGTGAGGATTGGTAATGGATAAAAAACTAAGTGCAATGGCTGCACCTTACGGCGGTTTAAAAACAGCAGATCATAATTGCCCAAAATGTGGCGATCCATTGTATATCTGGAAAACAAAAAATAAAGATGGTACTGATCGATGCGGTCCTACATGTATCAATAAGATTTGTGGTTATCGAGAAATGGTAACTAAAAACCAAAAAGAAGCCATCAAAAAAGCGAATGAAGCAATGAAAAAGGATGCTATCAATCGAATGCTTAACAGTTCAATGATTACAGATGATGCCATATGGACCTTCGATTTTGATGGATACAAAGTAGTTGATCAGGAAACAGCACAAATAAAAGCAATGGCTCAAGAATGGGCTAAAAAAATCATAAGTGGTAGCACGATTCACGCGGTTATTACGGGTAGAACAGGAGCCGGAAAAACTCATTTAGGTGCTGCAGTGATCAAAGAAGTAATGATGGCCTCTAATTATAAAATTGCCTGTTCATTTATAAGCTATCGAGAATTATTAGAGCAATTGAAATTTGCAATGAATGATCCAGAAGCAAGAAAAGCTGTGACAGGTTCGTTGATGGCTGAAATTAAAAAGACGGATTTTGTAGTGATTGATGATTTAGGTGCGGAGCTAGGAAGAATGGAAGAAAACAACCAGGCAACACCTTATGATGTTGATGTTCTCACATCGCTAACAGAAGCTCGTCTAAATAAAGCAACAATCTTTACAACCAATTTATCATCGAAGCAATTAAAACACGCATACGGCGAGAGAGTGTTCTCTCGTGTAATGAATGGGACAAAAGGGAACATCGCTGTATTCAAAACAACGACAGATAAAAGGAGGAATCCAGTTTGACCTTTGTAGTGAAAAAAATGTGCTACTTAGATAGCCGAGGGCGAGGAGAAGCTAGTGTCGAGTTTGCTAAACATCATATGACTAAAGAAGAGGCTGAACTTGTTGCAAGTGTTTGTGGCGGCAAAGTGGTCGAAGTTATTAAACCCGAACGCCGATTTTCAAAACCTAAGACAAAGCCAGTGAAAAAAGAAAATTGTTGTCCGAAAAGTAACCAAGCATGGATGAGAGGTGCAAAATGACTTGTTTAAAATGCAACGATGAAACAGTTATTTGGTATAAGACATCGCTTGGATGGTCAACTTGTGAACCTTGTCCAATATGCAATGAAAATGGACGACGTTCGAAAGAACGACTCGAAAGACTAAAGAAGGAGTATAGCAAATGGCAACAAGAAGCAAATACGGAAACAAAAAGCACGAAGTAGACGGCATCACTTTTGATTCTAAAGCAGAAGCTCGTTATTACATGAAGTTAAAACGAAACGGTATGAGTTTTATGCCATTATCTGAAACCTACTGTGCCATGCAAGAAAATGTTCTGCTGCAAGAAGGGTATCTATGCAATGATCGTAAGATTGCACCGATTTATTATCGAGCTGATTTTGTGATTTATGAGAATGGCCAAGTGAAAAAAGTGATTGATGTCAAAGGTTATCAAGACGCAATCTCTATGTTGAAGATGAAGCTGTTTGCTCATCGATATGGTTTTCCAGTGACATTTGCTAAATTCGATTCAAAAATCAATAAGTTCATTGAAATGGACTGCTTTGAATCAGCAAGACAGCAGCGGAAAAGACAAACGGAACGAAGAAAAAAGAAATTAATGGAGGGAAAATAAAATGACAAAACAAGTGAATTTCAGACCAAAAGTAAAATCAATTAATATCGCAAATGAGGAATTAACGAAAATTACCCTTGAAGTTAAAAATAATAGCTTAGACGGAAAGCTAGATGAGTTAAGGAAATTTTCTAACAAAGTTGTGACAGTTATTATAAGTGAAGAAACAATTGGATATACGGTGCCGATAAATAAACAAACGAAAAAACCAAATATTGAATATGTAGTAAATTCTGACGGAACAATTGAAATGCTAAAAGAAGAGCAAACTTCTTTGGATATTGGCGATGGAGTGGAAGAAGTTGAAAATATTGAATTCCTTGTATCAAAAGAAATCGTTGATGTATTTATTAAAAAAGCACCGACATTACAACTGCCAGAAAACGTAACTGTAAATATTCGAGACATTCTTATCCGTTTAGCAGAAGGCGATAGTATGAGTGAAATTGCTGCAGATCATGAATTATCAGAAACTGCTTTAATTGATCAAATCGAATTAGCTAGACAATACTTTGCTCCATACGCAGATAGCTGGTCTAAACATAAGGATGACATCATTTTTCCAGAGAAACAATGAGATCAACTGATCCAGTAATTATCCTTGAGGAAGCCAAATTTATTTGGACTCACGAAGAGATAGAGCAAGCACGCTTGCTCTTTTCTCAAGGAGTTAAGCCGAGCAAAGTAGCTGAAATAATGGATCAAAAGATTCTTGATGTCGGATTGCTTTTGCTCCATTTATCAGAAAAAAATTTGATTTGAGGGGGAAATGATGTTTTTATCTTGAAGAAGTATGATGAAGGCTGAATTAATTATAAAAAATTCTGACAGGAATATTGAGTTTTGAAAATACCATTGATATGTATCTCATTACATTAATTTATGGTTTATAAATTAATGTAATGAGGACAAGCAATAAATTAAGAATATTAGTTTATTTAAGTTTTTGTTCAATTCCTCGTATACAGGTATCTAAACTATTAGAAAGATTTTGGAAAAATTGAGTTTTATTTGCTTGTGATTCAAAATCATTAATATTAAAGCCGTTTGGTAAAGTATAAGTTGATTCAGTCTCTTCTTGGTAAATTTCAATATCTCTAAAACCTTCATTTTTGCTACTAGAGTTTTCACCAAAGTAGATATTATAAGTATATTGTGGTGTAGAAACTTTAAATTCCTTCTTGTTAGTTAGTAACTGTTTTAGTATAGACTGCATTAAATCCAATAAAAGCACCCCTTTAAATTATTTTTATTCATTACATCATTTACTGATAAATATATTATAACAAATAAAAAAGGAAAATTTGGAGTCTAAAAAATATTTTTTTAATAAGGAGAAGAAGAGATGACACATGAACTAAAAATACTACCAGAATTTTTTGAACCCGTCACAAGCGGACGTAAACAATTTGAAATCCGCAAAAATGATCGAGATTTTAAAGTTGGTGATCAATTGGCTTTGAGAGAATGGTCTGGGGAAAAATACACAGGCGACTTATTCAAGGCAGAGATTACTTATATTACTGATTATGCACAACATGATGGATATGTAGTGTTAGGGATTAGAGGTGTGGAATAAATGATTTATCTGTTCATTTTTGTAGTACTAGTTATTTTCATGCTAGTGATTTTGTTCAAAAAAGATGAATAAAAGCGAACAATAAATTCCGTCCACTTTTATTAGGCAGTAAAAATCGAACGAAATACGTTTCCGGAAAGGATAATTGTATGGGGAAAACAAAATCAAAGATTAAGAAGAAAAAACGCCGCTTGGAACAAAAGGCAATCCAGAATGGAACGGCTAAGAAAAAATAAAAAAAGCCACCTCTTTCGAGATAGCAGCGCAATACTATTTTATCATATAAGGGGTGGCGTTTGTGAGATTTCAGTGGTTAAAAGATTATCAAGAACTTGATGAGCAGATTCTTTACTTAAAATGGAATCTTAATAAAAGTAAGCTTGAATTGAATCGATGGGTCAATGGAGATTTAGCAGACGTCCGAATCGAAAAAAATTCTAGATCAGCTTCTTTAGAAGAAAACATCAAAAAGATAGAAAATGAATTGAGACTATTAATTGATCAAAAAGAAGAAATGTTATTGCTAATAGATAGCTTTTCTGGTATTGATAATCAAATAGTTAAGATGAAGTATGTTAATCAAATGAGCTTAGAAGATATTGCTGAAGATATTGGATACAGCTCATCATATGTCAGACAACGACATGCAGAAATCAGAAAGACATTGAACTTTCTAGATGAGTATGAAAACAGACAAGCTGACCGATTGAAAAAAGAAAACGAAATTGATTTTTACAATAGCGAAAAGTACAAAGAACAGCTATCTTTATTCTAAAATTACAATGTTCACTAAATGTTCGAACATTGTAGCTATGTAAATATTGTTAGCAGCATGATATTCTATTAGTGTCAAAAAAATATGAAAGAGCCAAGATACCCCAACCGTTTTATTAATTGGTATCTGTGGCTCTTTTCTATTGCTTTGATTAGACATCAGCACTCAAAAAATAAACACGTTTTTGTCGTCTTTCAACTGCTGCTGCCTATTAAATTATGTGTTTAAAAATTAAATTCTATGTTGCTTTTACAATGTGGACACTGATTCTGTTTGCCTATAATGACAGTAATTTTTTTGTTACAGTTTGGACACTCAATCTCAGTTTTGGTCCCTTTAAAGTTTTTCTTGATACTTTTTTGTGGATTTTTTAGTAAATCCTTTAAACCTTTATCTATTTTAATTGAAGATTTACTCATAGCAACACCTCATTTTATTTATTTCAGCGGACCACTCACTGATAACTAAAATTATACGCTAATATACATTTTTTTAAATAAATATTTTTTATTAAGTGGCTGAATAATTAGTGTTATACTAGATTTAACTCGATAAAAAATAATATTTAAAGAAAAGCAGGGATGAATATGAATAAAGAACTTGAATTTGTAAAAGAAGAATTAGGCTATATTGGTAATACAAATTGTACTAGAAGTAGCATCATTAAAAAGGCCGAGGAAAATGGATTGAACAGAACTGAAGTAAAAAACATTCTTGATTATTTAATACATGATTATAGATTTAATCCAAATGGTGTTCTTGTTATTGAAAATATGCCGTTTAGTAAAGAGGCTTTAAGATTGAAAGATGATAAAAGTCTGTCTGATATAGAGTCAAGTTTAGATTTTTATAGAAATAAATAATGAAAAAAGATTAATTTGAAAACAGTCGGATTTTATACTAGTAGGGTAAGTATATAAACTAAAATATGTACGTTCTAGATCACTCATTGAGTGGTCTTTTTATTTTAGGAAAGAAGGGGAATAAGTGAATAAAAAAACTGTAAAAGATTTGATAGAGATTTTATCAAAATTAGAACAGGATAAAGAGATTGTATTTTTTACTGCTGCTGAATCGCCATGTGTTTATCCATTTAAATTAGATGAAATATCTATTGATTACGATGAAAATAAAGATCGATATCAAGTTTGTATTTAGCTGTTAAGACTACTCAATGAGTGGTCTTTTTGTTTTGCATAAGGGAGGTAAGACTATGGCATTGCGTGCTGACAAACAAGGCGCTCACCGTGTTGCATTCGATAAGAATAGAAAGAGACTGCTTAAGACTGAGAATGTCTGTGGGATTTGTGGTAAACCAATCAACAAGAAACTGAAAGCTCCTGATCCAATGAGTCCAGTTGTCGATCATATTATTCCAATCAACAAAGGAGGACATCCGTCAGCTATCGAGAACCTGCAACTAGCACATTGGACTTGTAACAGACAGAAGTCAGACAAACTATTCAATAATAAAAAAGAAGAAACAAAAGTAATTGGAAATAGAAACCTTCCCAAAAGCCTTGATTGGACTTTATACAGTGGTTAAAAGAAGTAGGTATAAAGATACTAAAAATAAATTTAAAAGCCTTGAGCAAAAGAATAAAGGGGGCATACCTCCCCCGCCGGTGGTTGCTTCGTACTTCACGCAGTCACTGTACATTTTTTCTCGCGCGAACTTTGAAAGGAGTTGATTAAATGGAATTGCAAGGTATTGAATACTTGCGAAACAAGTTAAATGTCCACAAAAATCGTGTGGATATACGTTATAAGCAGTATGCCATGAAGTACAATGACAAGATGATCGGAATCACAATCCCGCCAACCATCAGATCAAAATATCGATCTGTGTTGGGCTGGTGCTCAAAAGGCGTTGATGCCCTCGCTGATCGTCTAGTTTTTCGTGAATTTGTTAATGATGATTTTGAAGTAAATGAAATTTTTAGAGCAAATAATCCAGATGTATTTTTTGATAGCGTAGTGCTTTCAGCTTTGATTGCATCATGCGCTTTTGTTTATATCTCAAAAGGCGAGGATGACATGCCGCGCTTGCAAGTTATTGAAGCAAGTAACGCGACAGGTATTATAGATCCTATTACTGGTTTGCTGACAGAAGGTTATGCAGTCCTCGAAAAAGACAAGTATAACAATCCAACAATTGAAGCTTACTTTGGTCCGGGCTACACAGATTTTTATTATGCAGATAAAGAAATAGAAGACGTTCGATTGGAACATGATTTTCCACATCCCTTGCTAGTACCGATTATCCATCGTCCTGATGCTGAACGGCCATTTGGTAGATCACGCATTACACGTTCTGGAATGTATTATCAACGTTATGCGAAACGTACCCTTGAACGTGCTGATGTCACAGCGGAATTTTATTCTTTTCCGCAAAAATACGTAGTTGGTACCGATCCTGATTCCGAACCGCTAGATAGCTGGAAAGCAACTGTTTCAGCAATGCTAGAATTTACAAAAGGTGAAAATGGTGAGAAACCAACACTTGGACAATTCACTACATCAAGCATGACACCATTCACGGAGCAGTTAAAAACAGCGGCAGCTGGTTTTGCTGGAGAAATGGGGTTGACGATGGATGATCTAGGATTTGCTTCTGACAATCCGTCTAGCGTCGAAGCAATTAAAGCAAGTCATGAAAATTTACGACTAGCTGGCAGAAAAGCACAACGATCGATGGGATCTGGTCTGCTAAATGTGGCGTACGTCGCTGCTTGTTTGCGTGATAATTTCCACTATCAACGTTATCAATTTAATCAAACTGTCCCTAAGTGGGAACCGCTATTCGAAGCAGATGCTAGTGCCCTCTCACTAATCGGAGACGGTGCAATCAAGTTAAATCAAGCAATCGATGGATATGTTGATGGCGAAGTTCTTAGAGATCTGACAGGTATCAAGGGAGCTAAAGAAAATGGATAATGATATTGTTCCAGTGCTTCTTGAAGAAATTCAAAAAGAATTTGATGAACGCACCTATAATAGTCGGAAATTGAAAAAAGCTCTTAAATTGTTACAAGATAAAAAAGCTACTTACCTGGATGCAAATAGTGTTGCAATTGAGGTCGGAGAGATTTTGGCTGATGTCTTACAAAGCAAAATTACTGCAGACGTTTTACCAGATGGAAAAATGTACTTCAATATCGCTGATCGTATTTTAAATCCAACTATGAAGAAAAATTATGATTTGATTTCTAATTTCTCTGTTGATGTTCAGACTGAATTAAACCGCAGTGCGAATTTAAGGTTAAAAGGACAAGTTCCAGAGTTTAACCAGGATCGTATTAATGGAATCGTTAATCGAATTTCCAGTGAAGATGATTTCAATCAGTCCGCTTGGCTTTTAGATGATGTGATTGTAAGTTTTAGTCAAAGCGTTGTTGATGATGCAATCAAAGCAAACGCAGAATTCCATGCAAAAGCAGGATTACAGCCGGAAATCACAAGGCGAGTTTCTGGTCATGCCTGTGATTGGTGTAAAAATCTTGCTGGCACGTACGATTATGTTGAAGCACCTAACGATATCTACCGAAGACACCAGCGATGTCGTTGTACCGTAGATTACAAACCAGGGGATGGACGAAAGCAGGATGTCTGGTCTAAGCAATGGAAAGATCCTGAAAAAGAAACTAAATTAGCTACAAGGAAACGTTTAGGGTCAAGAAATAGTACTTTACGACAATACAGTTCTTCTTCAAATCATGATCATTTATCTGCTAAACAAATTTCAGATGTTGAATGGTTTAGAGAAATTGATGGGATGACACCAAGAGGATCTAGAGCATTAAATGCTGCCAATCAAGAAATCAACGATTACATGCGCGAAACCGGAAACGAAATGATGGCGATTGTTGATAAAGTGACTGGTAACATTATCGCAAAACAAAAAGGGATATCTGATCGTGTTATCTTTAATGAAGAAACCATTGCAGCATTAAAGTCTGCTGAAAAGTCAAGTCTTGTTTTATCACATGATCATCCTGGATTAAAATCTAATTTTTCACGAGCGGATATTGCAACGTTATTGCAGTATTCTTCAATTCAATCCCTAACGCTTCAAACCGTCGATGGAAGTCAGTATTTACTAGATAGAAATGGTAAAAATCCCGGCTTTCTAAAAAAAGTTGGTTTATATTCTGCTTATGAAAAAGAAATCGAACGTTTTATACAAGAATATGGTAAAAATGATGAGTATTGGGGTATAATTAGCGAAAAGGCGGTTGAAGCAGTGGCAAAAAAATACGGATTTATTTTTAGGAGGTTTTAAAATGGATAGTGATTTTTTAGAATATCCTGCTTATAAGAAGAAATATCCAGATAAAACCATGGAAGATTGGTTGATATACTCAAAACAGCAAACGTATGAATCGACGAAACAAGCATGCCAAGAATACAAAGATGAAATGACGGAGAGCGAGAAACAAGAAGCCGAACAATTCATCCTAGAATTAGAACAAGAATTGAAAGATTACATTAAATAGTACTCAATCACATGTATGTGGATGGGTGCTATTTTTATACAAAAAATTAGGAGGAATCTGAAATGAACAATTCAGAATTAATTCAAAAAGCTATTGAAGTTTTACAGAGATTAGATCCAGAAGCATTAGAAACAGTTAGCATCAGAACTGGAAACTATGACGATGGAAGTAAATCACTTGAAATTGAAATTTCTTGGCCAGAAAACAAAGAAGGAGTTGTTACCCATGCACCATTACATTACAAAATATAAAGATGAAAATGGAAGTCGTAAAGCAGTGGCATGGTTCCAAATAAATATCTTTGGTAAATGCTTTTGCCTGTTCAAGCATGAGATAGCTATTTAATATCATCCCAGCGACAGGGTCATCATGCATGATTGAGATTGAAGGGGGATATTTATGACTACTAAAGCACGACTTGGTAATCAGCATCCTACTCAATCGGTAATATTGCCATATGACAAATCTCTATATCAAGAAGCGATTGATTATTATCAGCGTACTGGCCGTAAATGCTATGAATGGCAAGTGAATATGCTAAAGGCAATCATGGCTGTTGATGATGATGGATTATGGGTTCACCAAAAATTTGGATTTTCTATACCTCGGCGGAATGGTAAAACGGAAGTTGTTTACGATGTCGAAATATGGGCGTTGGAAAATGGACTAAATGTCTTGCACACGGCTCACCGAATCAGCACGTCTCATTCTTCATTTGAAAAACTAAAAAAATATCTTGAAGAATGTGGTTATGTGGAAGGCACAGATTTCAATTCGATTAAAGCTAAAGGACAGGAACGGCTAGAATTATATGAAACAGGCGGTGTGATTCAATTTCGGACCAGAACATCTAGCGGTGGGCTTGGTGAAGGCTTTGATTTTCTGGTTATTGACGAAGCCCAAGAATACACCACTGAACAAGAGTCAGCCTTGAAATATACTGTTACGGATAGCGAAAACCCGTTGACTATTATGTGTGGAACTCCGCCAACACCCGTTTCAAGCGGTACAGTATTCACTAATTATCGCGAGAACACGTTATTTGGAAAATCAAAGTATTCAGGTTGGGCAGAATGGTCGGTTGATGAAATTAAAGATATTCACGACGTGGAAGCCTGGTACAATTCCAATCCATCGATGGGTTATCATTTGAATGAACGAAAAATCGAAGCTGAACTTGGTGAAGATGAATTGGACCACAATGTTCAGCGTCTCGGATACTGGCCAAAATACAATCAGAAATCAGCAATATCAGAAACCGATTGGCAAGCACTAAAAGTAAATGCTTTGCCTGTACTGAAAGGTCCGTTATATGTTGGAATTAAATACGGAAACGATGGAGCGAATGTCGCGATGAGTATTGCTGTTCGGACTTTGTCCGGAAAAATATTCGTTGAAGCCATCGACTGTCAATCAGTCAGAAATGGAAATCAATGGATCATCAATTTTCTTAAAAAAGCTAATGTAGAAAAAGTGGTGATCGATGGAGCAGGTAGTCAAAATATCCTTGCTGAAGAAATGAAGGATTTTAAACTGAAAGACCCCATTTTACCAAAAGTGTCAGAAATCATCACTGCCAATTCACTTTGGGAGCAAGGAATTTTTCAAAAAGGAATCTGCCACTGTGATCAACCATCGCTGACACAAGTCGTTACGAACAGTGAAAAAAGAAATATTGGTTCAAACGGCGGGTTTGGTTATAAATCACAATTTGAAGATATGGATATCAGTCTTATGGATAGTGCGCTTTTAGCACATTGGGTTTGCAGTATCAACAAGCCCAAGAAAAAACAACAAATCAGGTATTAAACGATTATCAATTTTGATAGTCGTTTTTTTAATACACAAAATTACCGAACTGCCGGGCAAGCAGGAGAAAGGATTTTTATCATGACATTTAAAACAATTGAAACACAAGAGGAACTGGACCGAATTATCCAGGAACGATTGAATCGTGAAAAAGAGAAATTTGCAGATTACGATGCAATCAAGACACGCAATGCGGAATTAGAAAATGAAGTCGGTACTTTGAAATCAACCATCGAAGAAACAAATGCTGCTACAAAGACTCATGAGCAAACAGTGGCTGATCTTAATAAAAAAATTGCTGAATATGAAACAGCAAGCTTGCGAACTAGAATCGCGCTACAAAATGGATTGCCCATTGATTTGGCGGATCGCTTGGTCGGAGATGATGAAGAAAGTATCAAAGCTGATGCAGAACGTTTGGCTGGATTTGTCGGCAAAAAGCAACAAACACCGCCACCGTTGAAAAATCAAGAGCCACCTTTAGCGGATGACGATGATGATGCTGATTTAAGAGAAATGGTACGTAAATTAAACGAAAGAGGAGAATAATATTATGGGATCAACACAAAAAAGAGATGATTTATTTACGCCTGAACGCGTTGCGGGGATGATTAATAAAGTGAAAGGACGTAGTTCAGTAGCTGTTTTAACGCAACAAGAACCAGTTGCCTTTAACGGAAACGAATATTTCACATTTACGTTAGACAAAGATATTGACTTGGTTGACGAAAGCGGAGCGAAATCAGCTGGTGGAGCAACTATTGCAAAAGTGAAAATGATGCCTGTCAAAGTCGAATACAGCGCGCGTTTTTCTGATGAAATGTGGTTTTCTGGCGAAGAAGCTCAACTAAATATTTTAAAACAATTTACAGATGGATATGCGAAAAAGTTAGCCCGTGGTTTGGATCTAATGGCACTTCACGGGATTAACCCACGCACAAAAACAGCATCTGATCTTGTCAGTGGTAAAAGTTTCGATACCGTTGTCACTCAAACTGTCGAATATGATGCAACAAAAGCAGATGATGTTTTAGAGGATGCTATTTTCTTGATCCAAAACTCCGAGGGTGTTGCCACAGGAATGGCAATGGCACCAGTAGTAGGACGTGATTTATCAAAAATCGAAGTGAACGGTGTACGTCAATATCCTGAATTTAGAATGGGTGCAAAACCTGAGAATTTAGCAGGAATGAAAGTCGAAATTAATGAAACAGTATCTGCTGTTGGATCAACAGATATTTATGTAGGGGATTTTGCAAATGCATTCAAATGGGGCTACTCAAAAGATATTGGACTACAAGTTCACACAGCTGGGGATCCTGACAACAGCGGTCGAGATTTAGCTGGTCATAATGAAATCTTATTACGTTCAGAGACTTATTTAGGCTGGGGAATTATGGAGTCTAACAGCTTTGCTCGTGTAATTACACCACCTGCACCCTAAAGCTCCCGGAGGTGTCCAAGGAACTTTGAACGAAGACGGATCAGTTGAAATTTCTTGGGATGCCGTTGATGGGGCACAGGCTTATGTTATCCACTATGGGGATGCAAATCAGTCCGACCCACACCAAGCCGTGAAGATGGGATATAGCGAAACAAATAACTGGACGCTTGCGGCAGAAGACGTACCGATTCTGGAAGTCGGAGACGAAATTTATTTCTATGTCCAAACCTTTAACAATCTAGGTGAAGGTGCTAATGGTATCGAAAAAGCTGCATTTTTGAACGAGAATAAATTAGGATCGGCATGGTCAAATCCTGTCGTTTTAACTAAAGGAGGTACTAATTAGTGAAATACAAAAATACTAAAACAGGGGTTACGTTCAGTAGCTCCTGTGTTATTTCTGGTGGTGACTGGGTTCTTGTTGAAGATAATAAAAAGACAGAACAGTCTAAAAGAGAAATGGAAAAGCAAGAAAAGCAAGATCCACTAGAAGACAAAGTGAGAGAAGTTGCTGAAAAGCAAGTCGAAGAAGATAAAACCGGCGATCCAGCTTTTGACTCAATCACTGTTCCTCAAATCAAGCAAGAACTAGATGCTTTTGGTATCAAGTACAGTGCCACTGCTAAAAAACAAGAGTTGTATGACTTAATGATGTCACAAGGGAAGTGATCAAATGCAACCTTTTGCAACAATTGATGATTTGAAAAATCTATGGCGTGAATTAAAGCCTGATGAAATCGAACGTGCCAAGCAACTACTTATTATTGTTTCTGACTCGTTACGTGAAGAAGCCGGACGAGTGGGGAAAGACTTAGATAAGATGATCAACGAAAAACCACCTTATTTCACAAATGTAGTGAAGTCAGTGACGGTTGATATCGTTGCGCGAACACTTATGACGTCAACTGATCAGGAGCCAATGACTCAAACAACAGAAAGTGCATTGGGCTATTCCTGGTCAGGATCATACCTGGTTCCTGGTGGTGGTTTGTTTATCAAGAATACCGAATTAAGCCGTTTAGGTTTACGTCGCCAGCGATATGGGGTGATTGATTTCTATGGCCAAGATTAAAGGAATTACCGTTATTCTTGTCGATAAAATCCAAACAGAAAAAGATCCATTCGGAAATCCTATTTTTGAAGATAAAGAAATCGAAATTGAAAATGTTCTGATAAGCCCTACATCGTCTGATGATATTGTGAACCAATTAACGCTGACCGGTAAAAAAGCCGTGTATACGTTGGCTATTCCTAAAAGTGATACACACGATTGGGAAGATAAGGAGGTCAAATTCTTTGGCCAACGATGGCGTGTATTTGGAATTCCTCTCGAAGGGATTGAAGAACTCATTCCGCTTGATTGGAATAAGAAAGTGATGGTGGAGCGTTATGGCTAAAAATAAATTCAAGCTCAATTATTCCGGAGTCGGTCAATTATTGAAATCGGCTGAAATGCAAGGTGTATTGACTGAAAAGGCAACAGCCATTAAGAATCGCGCTGGAGAAGGATACGCACAAGATGTCTATGTCGGGAAAACTCGTGCAAATGCGATGGTTTATGCTGATTCCTATAAAGCCAAAAGAGACAATATGAAAAATAATACCTTATTGAAGGCGGTGCGTTAAATGATTGAGATCATTATTAAGCAATATCTCGATAGTCATTTATCTGTACCGTCTTTTTTAGAACAAAGCGGGAAGATGCCAGATAGTTATATTTTGTTTGAAAAAACAGGAAGCTCAAAACGTAATTATCTTTCATCGTCCACCTTTGCTTTTCAAAGTTATGCGGGATCGATGTACGATGCTGCGAAACTAAATGAAGAACTGAAAGAAGTAGTTGAAAATATGATCGAACTTGATGAGATTAGCAATGTTCAATTAAACAGTGACTACAATTTTACAGATACGACAACTAAAGAATATCGATATCAAGCAGTATTTGATATCAACCATTATTAGGAGGGAATCAGATGTCAAAAACAGAAAATGTATCAACAGCAAAACCAAAGATTGGCGGTGCAATTTATTCGGCACCACTAGGGACAACTTTGCCGACTGATGCAGTAACCGAATTAGATGATGCTTTTAAAAGTTTGGGTTATATCTCAGAAGATGGATTAACAAACAACAATACACCTGAAACAGACACAATCAAAGCTTGGGGCGGCGATACAGTCGACGTTGTGCAAAGTGAAAAAGCTGATACTTTTGGTTATACGTTGATTGAAGCGTTAAATGTAGAAGTATTGAAAGAAGTATATGGTCCGAATAATGTATCTGGTAGTCTAGATACAATGATTACGATTAAAGCCAACGCTACGTTATTAGAAGCGCATTGCTTAGTTGTAGATATGGTGTTGAAAGCGGGTGTTTTGAAACGTATTGTTATCCCAAATGCGACAGTTTCAGAAATTGGCGAAATCAGTTATGCCGATGAGGACGCAATTGGTTACGAAACTACTTTAACTGCCATGCCAGATGAGAACGGAGATACTCATACGGAGTATATTCAAAAACCAAGTTCAACTCCTGCACCCTAATGCACCCGGAGGCGTCCAAGGCACATTAAATGAAGATGGATCAATTAGTATGTCTTGGAACGCTGTGGATGGGGCACAGGCTTATGTGATTCATTATGGCAATGCCAATGAATCTGATCCACATGATGCCACAATGATGGGGTATTCAGAAACAACCTCATGGACGTTAGCAGCCAAGGATGTTCCATCATTGGTTTCTACAGATAAAATTTATCTGTATGTTCAAACATTCAATAAAAAAGGTACAGGGGCAAATGATATCGAAAAGGCAGCATATCTAAACGAACATGCTTTGGGATCTGCGTGGTCTGATCCAGCGATATTGACAAAGACTCCCTGAAATGCCCCAAAACCTGACATTCAAGTATGACGCAGATAAAAAACAAGTCACTGTGTCGGCTGATTGTCCGGCAGGGGCGACTTCAGCAAAAGCATACAAAGATCATGTCGATTCTGGCGCAGCTTATATTGTTGACGGAAAGATCACAAAGACTTTTAGTGACGTTGAAGATGGCGTAACACATATTTATGGTTTGAGCGCCATATATGGTGATGTAGAGTCAGAAACCACAGAAAAAGAGTATACGGCTATTATCGAAGCTAAAATCTTAACTGTGGATGAATATGTTCCTGGAACAAGCACATGGGTTACTGGTACTTATCAAGGGACATTAGCGGAAAAAATAGGTCTGTATATTAATGGTGAGCGAATCTATTCCGTGCCTATTGGACAGGCTGATCCGCCCAACTTTAAATATTACAGAAAAGGTTTGCTAGCAACAGATACTGTGAAAGTCTATATTGCTGACAAAGACGATAAAGAACTAGACCAAGCAGATGTACCTATTAAGAAAAATGAACTGGAGGAATAATAATGATTATTGCAGGGAAAACAAAATCTGGTTTTAGTTATCAAATTCAAAAAGAACAAGTGGAAAATTATGAATTTATCGAAGCGGTTGGAGAAGTAGATGAAAACCCAACAAAGCTACCTAAAGTTTTACAAATGTTGTTTGGTAAGAAACAGACAGAAAAATTAAAAGAACATTTGCGTACAGAAGATGGATTCGTCCCTACACAAAAAATGATTGAAGAATTTTCAGAAGTATTAAATAACCCTAAATTAAAAAACTAGTTATCCTTGCCAGAATGATTAAAATCGATGAAGAAGCTTTGATTTGTGACTTAGCAGAGACTTATCAAATTTATGAATACAAACAGCTACCAGTACACATGGTGGCTGTTTTTTCTTGTGGTTTAAAGGAGGATTCTAGAATCAAGTTGAAAATGAGTAATCAACTAGTTTCTTTTGAAACCATGCTGTTAGCGGGTATCTATGATCGATTGAGCCTATTGCTCTGGAGTAAAACAAAAGATGCAGAGAAGGGCAAAAATATGCCGAAAGCAGTTTCTGATGAATTGGATCTCAGCCCTAGAAAAACAAAACAAGCTGATACATCTTTATTCAATTCTAGCGAGGATTTTGAACAAAGGAGAAAAGAATTAATTAAACAGATTGAATATGGAGGTGAAGGGCAATGGCAACAGAACTAGGGCAAGCATATGTACAAATTATTCCATCAGCCAAAGGAATTAGCGGAGCAATTAAAAGCCAACTTTATCCAGAAGCATCATCAGCTGGTATAAGTGCTGGGAATACACTAGGAAGTAAGTTTGTATCCATTGTGAAAGGTGTCATTGCCACTGCGGCTATAGGTAAAGCTTTTTCTATGTCTCTTACCGAAGGCGCTGATCTTCAACAATCCCTTGGAGGGGTGGAAACCTTATTCAAAGGAAGTGCAGATAAAGTAAAGAAGTACGCTGACGAAGCTTATAAAACAGCTGGTTTATCTGCAAATGCCTATATGGAAAATGTGACTAGTTTTAGTGCTAGTCTATTGCAATCAGTTGGTGGAGATACTGAAAAAGCCGCTGATGTCGCAAATATGGCCATGATAGATATGTCCGACAATGCTAATAAAATGGGATCTAATATGGGCGACATTCAAAATGCCTATCAAGGTTTTGCAAAACAAAACTACACTATGTTGGATAACTTGAAATTAGGTTACGGCGGTACCAAAGAAGAGATGCAACGTCTGCTATCTGATGCGGAAAAACTAACAGGCGTGAAGTATGATATCAATAATTTAAGCGATGTCTATAATGCAATTCATGCTATTCAAGGAAAGCTTGATATTACAGGAACAACTGCAAAAGAAGCAGCATCCACGTTTAGCGGCTCTTTTGAATCGATGAAAGCTTCTCTTTCTAATGTCTTAGGTAAAATGGCGCTTGGTCAAGATATAAAACCAGCACTAAATCAATTAGCAGAAACAACTTCAACATTTCTTTTTGGAAACTTTATTCCGATGGTAGGTAATATTTTGAAAGCTTTGCCTGGTGCGGTTGCTACATTTATCAAAGCAGCAATTCCGCAAGTGAAGGCGGCGTTTGGTGAACTTTTATCTTCAATTAGTAATAATTTTCCTGTTTTTAAAGAATTATTTGAATTTGTTAGCAAGAATGCTCAAGAATTCAAACTATTTGCTTCAGTAATTTTGGGAGCAATTGCAGGATTTGTGTCTTTTAAAGCAGTAATAGGTATTTTTAATTCTGTAAAAACAGCCATTACGGGTGTGAAGACAGCATTTACTGCTATGAAAATTGCGTTACTTGCTAATCCGTTTGGATTGGTTTTAGCAGCAGTTGGGGCTCTAGCAGCAGGCTTGATATATTTATATAAAACCAATGAAAATGTCCGAAATAGCATAAATAATTTAATTGGCAAAGCAAAAGAAATGGTTAGCAACTTTGTTAAATCGCAATCAGTGTCAAAACTTTTTGCAGATGGCCTGAAACTTATTTCAAGTATTGGAGATAAAGTTGCTTCTATTATCGGGAATATTGGGAAAAACGCTACAAATTCAGCAAGTTCTATAGATTGGTTTGGTATAGCGTTTAAAACAATTAAAGCTGTTATTTTAGCTCTGTTAGGACCAATTGGATTGGTGATAAAAGCCTTTGAATTAATTGCTAAAACTTTAGGTGGCGGTGATATTGGAAAAGGGATAGACACCATCATGGATTCTTTTTCTGGTTTAGCTGACGGTATCAAAACATATGGTCCGCAACTTGGTTCGAATTTCGGTACAGCTTTAGAGGGCATTTTAACAGCCATAGGTGCAGCTTTGCCGGGTATTATTTCTGGTGGATTGGCGGTAATTGGTGGATTTATCACAGGAATTGCGCAAGGTCTACCACAGCTTTCATTATCCGTAGCTCAATTGATAGGGGCTTTCACTAGTTCACTATTATTATTAATACCAACAATTGTCCAATCCGCTACCTCAATTATTACAGCATTTATAGGAGCATTGACGATAGCTCTTCCTCAAATTGTGGTTGCAGGAGCTAATTTGATTAATGCTTTGCTACAAGGGATCACACAGCAATTACCGATGATCGTCGGTAATGTGGCAGTTCTAATCACCACATGGTTAACTTCCTTAAATGCGTATTTACCAATGATATTACAAGCAGGATTTAATTTGCTGAGTACTTTTCTACAGGGTATCGCAGATAATATAGGACAAATCACGCAACAGGCATTAAATATCATTTTGAATTTTGCACAAGTGATCGCACAAAATATGCCGACAATTGTGAATACAGCCGTTAATTTAATGGTGAATTTTACGAATACGTTAGCTTCTAGAATGCCAGATATCATCAGTGCAGCCGCTACACTGATTGTGAATTTTGTTAATGGAATCGCAAATAATTTAGGTCAGATTATTAACGCTGCTGTTAATTTAATCGTTAAATTTTTGGAAGGAATTGCCAATAGAATTCCAGATATTGTGAATGCAGCGATGGATTTAGTTGATGCAATGGTACGTGGAGTTGTGCAAGCACAAGGAAGATTGATGGATGCTGCTATTGCTATGATCAATGGATTTGCAGACAATATCCGAAATAGGCAAGATGATATTCGGAATGCAGCATTAAACCTACTTGACGCAATAATTGGCGTATTTGTCCCGGATTCTTTGATGCAGGCTGGTAGTGCTATTATTGATGGGTTTTTGGATGGCTTGAAATCTGGTTTTGAAAGTGTGAAGAATTTCGTTGGGGGAATAGCTGAATGGATTAAAGAGCATAAAGGTCCTATCAGCTATGATAAGAAATTATTGATTCCTGCCGGTAATGCTATTATGGATGGCTTGAATGAAGGATTGACTAGTCAATTTGCAAATGTTAAAAAGAAAGTCACATCAATGGCGGACGAAATACAAGACATTATTTCAAATGGGGTAGATACAAGTTTACTCACAGATGATTCTTGGAATCCACAATTGAGCAATGCAACAGCGATAGTCAGCGCTCAAAACGTTGCTACGAAGAAAACAGCTAGTGAAACATCGCCTCAAACAGAAACATCCATTTATAATCGAGGACTTTTTGAAGGAGCTATTTTCAATGTGCGAGAAGAATCTGATATTGAAAAAATTGCTGAAGAACTATTCAAATTGCAACAAAAGAAAAATATCAGCAAAGGGATTCGAGGTGTCTTTGCATGACAATCAACAATAAAAAACTTCCCAAAAGAGCCATGAATATCAATGGCTCTTTTTTGGAAGACTTGATTCCAGGTTATCAGACCTTAGATGTTGAAGGACGGGAACTTTTTGAAACGACCAATGAATATGCACAATTAGGTATTCGTGATGGGGAGCGACATATTTATAATCGTATCCCTTCAAGAAAATTAGTGATCAAATATTATTTGAAAGCAGAAGACCCTTCTTCATTCAGAGATAAGTTCAATAAATTAAACGTAGCATTGTTTACTGAAAATGAGGTTTCTATATGGTTCAATGATGAACCTGAAATGATTTTCAAAGGGACAAAAGCAAGCATTGATGAAGTTAATTCCGCTTATTATTGGGCGACTGGTAGTTTTACTATCATATGCGGTAATCCTTACAAATATACGAAGTCTGACGCAACAAGTGTAATGTGGGGATCGACAACAATTACTTTTCAATCTAATTATTTATTAGGAAATACCGGATCAGGAGCGGTCAAGCTTCCTATTAAGTTTGAAGGAGGCGCCTACTGGGGGTCTAATCTTATTACTTTCCAACATCAAGGCTATTTGATGGGGGATGATGGGAAAGATGTTAAACCATATGAAATTTATCCTACGGTTGAAGGGTTAAAAGTTAAACCAACGATTTATATTGAAGGCATGGGACGAAGTGTACAAATTCGAACTCGAAGTGATTCGATTGATTTAGGCGATTTTGATAATGCCACAATAGAAATCGATACACAAACGTTTAACATTATGAAAAATGGAAAACCAATGATTCGACCAATGAATGATTTCTATATTTATCCCAATGAACCATTATATGTTTCTGGAAAAGATGGAGATTTCGAGTTGACCATCAAATATTCAAATCGTTACTTATAGGAGGCTGATTACTTGTTAATGACAATGAATCTTAGTCGTGAGTATACAGCAATCTTAGAGAATGCTCATGATGTGAGTTATGAAAAAATAGAAAATGAGATTGGATCCATTGAATTTACAATGCCGCTTTATGACACAAAAAATTCTATGATACAAGCATTGCAGTATGTAGAATTAACAGACAACGAAAATGAATACATTGGATTGTATCGTATTATGCCATCAACTATTCAAAAAGATCCAACTAACTATTCCATCAAATATACTGCAATGCATGTCATAGGGACGCTACTTGATAGTGTCCTTTTTGGTTACCATGAGTTAGTCAACCGAACAACTACTGATGTGATTAACTATGTGTTGAATCAGCAGAAAACAAAGCATTGGGTTCTAAAAAAATGTGAGTTCACTCGTTATTTCAGCTATGCATGGGAAAATGAAAATGGATTGGCTGATGCGTTGTTTTCTATACCAAAAGCCTTTGATGAGGACTATATGTGGTCATGGAACACACAAGTTTATCCATTTGAGTTATCACTTGTAAAACCACCAACAGAGCCTATTTGTCGTATACAAGAAGGCTACAATATGGAAGGTTTTGAAATTGAAACCGATCCGAACAACTTAGTCAATCGAGTATATCCACTTGGGGCCGGCGAAGGAGTCAATCAATTAAACATCAAATCAGTCAATAATAATGTTCCTTACGTTGAAGATGCTGAATCAATCAAAAAATACGGGTTGATTGAGTACGTTTGGGTAGATCAGCGTTTTACGATTGCTCAAGCATTGAAAGACAATGCGATTAGCATGCTAAAAAAATGGTCCATTCCCAAAGTATCATGGAAAGTTTCTGCTGCTGATTTAATCAAATTGACAGATACACCTTTAGAAATCGATAAATTGCGCCAAGGCACAGTCGTAATGATCAATACAAATGAATATGGATCATTTAATTTGAGAATTAAGAAAGAAAGTAAACAGGATGTTTTTGGTGCGCCACAATCTATCCAATTGGAACTAGGAAATTTGAAAGATGATATCAATACTACAATGTCCGATCTTAGTCGTAAGCAGCAAATAAATGAAACCTACAGTCAAGGTGCAACGAATATTTTGAATTATTCATACCAGGACAATTGCGAATCTGCTTATCCTGCTGAGATTGAGTTCTATCTAGATGATGATGTTTTCCATGTGAATACCGTCGAATTAACTTTCAAAACAAAACGTTACCGAGGTTATACCAAAGCGGTAAAAGGCGGTGGCGCTAAAACGATAACTAGCGAAGCAGGTGGGCAATCGACACAAACAAGTTCGGCAGGTGGTGGTAGTCGACAAACAAGTAGTGCAGGTGGAGGTTCAGTTCAATCTACTACAGCTGGCGGTGGCGGAGTAACTACTTCTGGTTCTGGTGGTGGTTCTTATCAAGGTTCTTCAACAAGTGTAGGTGGAGGATCAACTCAAACCTCCAGTGCTAATGGTACGCATAGGCACATGATGTTTGAATCTGTAAATGGTTCGGGACCTATCCAAACGACAAGATATAAAGCTTATGGTAGCAGTCTTCTACAAATGGAAGGCTCACCAGGAAAAATCTATACGGCAGAAGCGGTGGATAATCACACGCATACTGTTAGTATTCCAAATCATTCACATAATTTTACGATCAATGTTCCAGCACACACGCACAATGTTTCTATACCAAGTCATGCCCATAGCGTCAATATTCCAAATCACACACATAGTGTTAATATCCCAAACCATACGCATACAGTAAAAATTCCATCCCATAAACATAATGTTGTGCTTCCAGAGCATACTCATCCGCTTGAATGGGGGATTTTCCAAGCAAGTGATTCGGCTTCTAGTGTAGATATTATTGTAGATGGTAAGACGATTCCACATCACGAAACAAGTCAGAATAGATTGAATTTAGTTGATTATTTGAAAAAGACAAGTAGCGGACAAATACAGCGCGGAAGTCATACGATACAAATTAAACCAAATAAATTAGCACGCATCGAAGCGCAAGTCACGTGTCGTGTCTTTATCCAATCTCAATTAGGAGGACAATTTTAAAATGAAATTAGAAATTACATTAGTCGGAAATCAAGATAACTTTATCGTTGAAATCAATGATGGGAGAACGTTGCAAGACGTTTTTGACGAACTTGCTGAGGTGCAAAATGGCACTTTCATCATGCTTGGAGATCATATACTTCAAAAGCCAACTATCGAGCGGATAAAGAGAAATTAGGAGGTATTTCACATGGCAGTCGAACATATTAATGAGACGGATACACTTAACCAAGGTCGAATCAAAATCAATGCAATTTTAGATCAATCTAATGCATCATCAGAAAAAGTCGACGGATATAAAGCTGAACTTGCTAAAGGGGTTGATGAGGCAAAACAAATTGCCACAACCGCAGGAGAAGAAGCAAAACAAATTGCAACAGCAGCTGGTGAAGAGGCGAACGAAAAAGCTGACAAAGCTATTTCAGACTCGAAAACTGCTATTCAAACGGCCAATCAAGCGGTGGGAACAGCCAACCAAAATAAGCAAGATTTTGATGCATTGAGAAATGAATTTGATGATTTAGTTGCGGAATCAGGAGATAGCAATCCAGAAATTGTTCAAGCCCGTACTGATACAGAAGGAATTAAGCAATCTACCTTGCAAGCTCGCTTAACTCGTGATTTTAGTAATCGAATGACAACATCAGAGGCAATTAAGATGTTTAGTGGGGCGGTTAATACGCCACAAATGATGGAGTTTAACGGAAAGTCTGCTGGAAATATTTCTACCAATCCTCATCAAGCTTTTTCAGATTATACAGCAACTACATTGAAGAAACCATCTGCCGCATGGAACGAAGTAAGTCAGGATAATTACAATAAGCTTGCTGGGCGTGATGATAGTGGGATTTCAACAGGATCTACACAAAATGGAGTTATCCCTCAGCAACTATACAAAATGAATGTAATTGAAGCAGTAAAGTCTTTGGCACCTAACATTTTAGATGGAAAAACATTAGAAGAATCAATCAAATATGTTAAAGATAATTTTATTTCATTTACGCTCTCAATAAGAGGTAAAGCAAGTTCTCCGAATAATAACAATTTGAAAGTCGCAACCTATTTAGAAAGTACAGACAGTTATACAACCCAATTACAGAATGCAGCAAAAGAATACACTGATTTAACTGTAGAAATCATCGACAGCAACTTTCTAGATTCTGCAGGTATCATTAACGTCCTAGTTTATTCAGATAGTTCAAATGGTGTAACGTCTTCAAATATAGATATTGACTATTTTGGTGTTCAAATTGTAATAAGCATGGATGCTTTGAAAGTTTTAGAGTCGAGTGGATTCATTACTGATGACACTTTGGAAAAACATATTAATGACAACACAAACCCTCACAAGGTGACGAAAAGTCAAGTTGGGTTAGGCAATGTTGAAAATTATGCAACTGCAACACAAGCGGACGCAGAAGTTGGTACGGCAAATAATTTATTTATGACTCCACTGAGAGTATTTCAAGCCATAACAAAATGGGTAGATGGGAAATTTATCTCGAAAACTGGAACTGAAACAGTATCGGGTATTAAAAATTTCCAAGACGGTCTCCAGTCTGCAGGTAAAGAAGTTTCTACTATTGATCAATTGAATTTATACGGCATTTATGGAGAAGGTGCTAATCAGTCAAAATTTCCAGTTGGTTCGAAAATTCCAATGGGCGAACTTGTTGCTACTGACTTTGCCCACACTGAAAGTGATCTTCCTTATACAATAAGTAGTAATAGAATTACATTAACAGCAACTAGAGACTGTGTATTATTTTTTGAAGGAACTGTAAAAATTCATGGCGATAATACTCTGAAATATGCTTATGTAAAGATTAGAAAAAATGGTAGTGATACTAATTTTGCTAGTCTTGGAAGTGGAGTGAATTTCAATTACATGACAATTCAGCATGGACAGCAAGTTCATACTCTGAAAAAGGGAGACAAAGTAGAATTTACATTAGAAGCAGCTAGCGGTGGGGTGTTATTCGCGACTCAGTTTGTATCAATGAAAATTACAGAGGTAAAACCTTTATAAAATTTTTTAAAGTTACTAATAGCGGACCATATTGGTGTGCTTTTTATTTTGTAGAAAAGATGGTGAAACATGGAAAAATTACTAGGATCGTTGCTGTCAAATCCTGAACAAATCAGTTTTGCAGTATTGTTTGTGATTTTGTGGGTGTGGGTAATGCGGCAGAATGATGCAAGGGAAAAAAGGTATCAAAACACAATTGACAAGTTGACAGATGCGCTTGGGGATGTAGAAGCAATCAAAAGTACAGTAGAGAAAATTCACGAAAAGTTGAAGTAGGAGGAAGAATGATGAAATTAAATAATTCAACGTATGACATTGTCAAATGGATAGTATCGGTTGTTCTGCCAGCATTCGCTGTATTTGTAGGTGGACTGGGAAAAGTCTATGGGTATGAACATACTGATGTGGTTGTCACAACGATCACAGCTGTGACGACATTTTTAGGGACAATCATGCAAGTATCTAACAAAAATTATAAGAAAAATGGAGGTAATCAATAATGAGTAAACATTTAGTAGTTTTTGGACATGGCCAAGGAGATCCTGGTGCAGTAGGTAATGGATATCAAGAAGCAACCTTTACACGAAACATTTTAGGACCAAGATTAAAAGCATGGGCTGCAAAACTTAAAAATACGCAAGTCGATTTTTATAATGAATCTCTAGATATGTATCAGCAGTCGCAAGCGGGTGGTGGAGCTTATTCAGTGAACGGCTATGCTTCTGTGACAGAATTCCATTTAGATGCAGCAAGTGCAGCAGCAACAGGCGGTCATGTTATCATCAATGCTAAGTATTCACCAGACGCGAACGATTTAGCTATTGGAAAAGTGCTAGAAAAATACGTCGGCTTGTGGGGATCATCCAGACCGACAGGCACTTTTGGACGTTCAGACTTGCTAAACTGCAATGTATTTTCTAATCGTGGTATTTCTTATCGCTTGGTTGAGCTAGGGTTCATCTCTAATACGAATGACGTAAAGAAATTAGTCGATAACATTGATGCAGTAGCGAAAGAATTAATCGAAGCAATCACGGGTGAGTCTTTGGGTGGATCTTCTTCAAACAATACAAATGACAATAACTCATCTAAACCAAAAACACATGATGACTATGTGACAGAAAGCCCGATTCAGAAAGCAAATGGGCAGGAAGCCAAACTAGAATTGATGAAAGAAGTCAAAACAGGCGTTCTTACTGTTGGGGGATGGCAAGGTCCAGGCAATCATAAATATGGATTCGTCTTCTTGATGGATCGAAAAACAGGCAAAGAGCTAGCACGATTAGCATCAGCTGGTATTGTCCGCAACGATGTCAACAAACATTTAGGTGTAGCGAACGGTCTGAAATATGGCATGAAAGCTGATTTCGATATGAAGAAATTCACTAACAAAAATGTATACGTAATGTTCCGACGTACAAATGACCAAGCAGGAAACACAGTAGGAGGCGCAGTAGATTTCCACTTCAAAGATTTAGCACTGACAATACCAAAGCGATAA